CCCGACCATCGCGGCGGCGTCGCCCAGGATGTCCCGGGCGAGCGACCGGAAGTCCGTGCCCTCCAGGTCCCTCCGTATGTCGTCGATGCCGTTGGGCATTACAGCGTTGCGTTTCGGTACGAATCAAGGCGGCTGAGCTGGCGATCCACGTAGCCGCTGTCCGGCCCCTGAACGGTTGTCGTTTGACCGTTACCAACAGCCTGTGTCACCTGTCCGATACCAGCGCCGTGTTGGGCCTCTGCAAGCTCAAAAAGTGCAAGTTTGAGCGCCACCCGCCGGATGTCGTTTGGCAGGTTGGGAGGCGTTTGGTCTGGGCTTACGTCGAGGTCGGCCTTTGCCTGGTCCCGTCGCTTCCAGCCGGCAATGTACGTGACCTTGAGAGCCTCCTGTCGGTCGTGCACCAGACGGCTTTGGTCAAGAAATACCTCCACGTCCTCGGGGCTATCGACCTCGACGACCGGCTGCACTTTTGCCCACGCCAAATACCGCGTGTCCGCAAACGCCCCGCCGGTCGGCTTCTCATCTCGCACCCAGTCGTACCGCCCGATGCTTTCGGTAATTACGCTGGCTATGACAGGCCGATGCAGGTAGGAGACGATGCGGTCCTGCGCGTCGCGGATGGCCCGCTCCACGACCTCCTGCGCATTGTCCTCGACCGCACTACTGGACTCAAGTGCATCCTCCTGCACTTCCTGAACCGTCAGTATGTCGTCGGACTCTGTCGGCATCACGCTTCCGCGTTGAGTCGGTCGGCGTTGGCTTGGGCCTCCTCTTCAGAGCGCTCAGACTCCCCATCCACCGACTCGCCGGTTTCGCTGTCGATGACGGGGTACCAGCCGTTCCCGGACGGCTCGCCGACGTAGTAGCGGGGCACGTCCCCGCGCCCCTCTTGCGTCGGGCGCGTCTCGTAGTACCGGTCCGGCAGGTGGTCGAACTCTCCCTTCGGCCCCATGAGCTTGTCACCAGACTGCCACGACCGGAAGGACCCGGAGGCCCTCCCGACCGTGGAGCCAGAGCGCTTCATGTGGTACTCGACGTCGGTATCCATAGAGGGCTACCGCTTAGGCGGCGGTGCTGATCAGGTTGAACGCCTCGGCGAAGTTGAGGTCGATGTCGAAGAACGCCCGGTACTTGAGCGCCCGAAGGTCCTGCGTGAACAGGTTGATGTTCGACCCGTCGTCCGCGTCGGTGATCATGCCCTGCGTGGCCCGCTCGGTCGTGATGCCTTCACCGAGCGCGATCTTGAGGTAGTCGAAGTCTCCGACAACGCCGAAGACCGTGTCCGTCTGGTTCGTCGCCGTGATGTCCTGGAAGCTGGGCAGCTCCTCGGTGTACACCACGTCGTACCCGCCGATCTGGTCGGCGGCGCCTTCACGGGCGTTGTAGTCGAAAATGTAGGACCCGTTGTCGTCCTTGAAGAGCTCAAAGACGAGGTCCCGCATGTCCGGGTGGAAGACAAACGTGGCGTTGCTGCGGAGCGACGCCGGCACGCCCCCGATCGCGCGCTTGATGTCGTCGGGCGTGATGTGGGCGAACTCGGTGCCGTCGCTCGTGCCGCCCTGGATCGTGTACTCCGAGATGGAGCCACGATTGAAGAGGCCGGTGATGCCATTGAACGACGCGGAACCGTCGCCCTCCAGCGCCGCGGCGTCGACGGCCTTGCCGTAGTTGCGCCCCATCACCCGCTGAATGTCATTCAGGATCTGGGAAGCGGCCTCGACCTGGATCTCGTACGTCCAGGGCAGAATGTCGGCCACCTTCTTCGGGTTGAGGGACACCTTCTGGAAGGCGCGCTTGCGTGCGGTGATCTCGCCGCCCTCCGCCACGAAGTTCATCGGCGTGTCGGCGCCGGTGGCGGCCGGCACGGTGAGCGTGCCCACAATGTGGTTGAAGGTGCGGCTGATCGCCTGGATCACGCCGGACTCCTCGGCAATCTCCTCGATCTCGTTGACGACCTCTTCGGGCAGCAGGTTGCCGCCGTCCGCATCCACGACCGTGCTGTAAAAGTCGTCCGCGGCGCGGGTCTGTCCGCTTTCGTAGCGGACCCCGTCAATGTCGCGATACATCTTCTTCGCGAGCTCGTCCTGCCGGCGCTTCCGTGCGGTCATCGCCGCGTCGGCCGGGTCGGCGCCTTGGTTGAGCATTGCCGCTGCGCGCTCGCCAAAGTGGCCGCCCTTGATGAGGGCCCGCATGTGCGTGCTGGTCACCTCGCGGTTTTTCTTCGCGTTCCCCTCCATCATCTTGAGGGTGTGGAAGTCGCGGTACAGCTCCCGCTCTCGTTCGTCGAGGGTCACCTCCGCGTCGGCCCCGTCCCCGGACGGCGTCACGTTGCGCTCCTCGCCGTCCTCGTCGCCGAGGATGTCGCGGAGCTCCTCCTGCACGCGCTCGGACAGGTCGGTGTCGGAGTCGTCGTCTTCGTTGTCGGAAAGCAGGGTGCGCGCCTCTTCAAGGGTTATAACCTGCTCGTCGGTGTCGGAATCGGCCATAACTATGCTTTCCCAAGGGCTTGTTTGATAACGGTGCGAATGTCCTCACGCGTCGGCTGATCGGACTGCTCGTCCATCAGCTTCTTCAGCGTCGATAGGCGCACGTAGGTGGCGCCGTCTTGGGCGGCGTCGCGGTCGTCTACGGCAGACTCAGTGCCGGTGGCACCAGAGTCGGACGCATCCGGCGGCGACGTGGCCGTAGCCTCTGCCCGGTCGTCTGTGTTACTAGTCGGTGTGTCGTCGTACATGCACCCGTCTACGCCAGCGGCCATCTGGAGGCGCTGCGGGTCGGCCTGCAGTACAGAGCCAAGCGCCTCAAATCCGGCAGTCGGGTCCATCGCGTCCTCGAACGGGCAGCCCATCGACTTCAGGGCACCCATGCCGCCGGGGACGCGCTCGTTGATCTCGCTGATCACGTCGTTGCGGGCCTGTGCCATCGTCATGCCCTCCCCCATGCGGCGCACGGCTTCCAGGCACATCAACCCTTCGCAAATGGTTTTGAACTCGCTTTTCCCACCCTCCGCGTAGTGCTCCCGCTCCTCCACCAGTGCCCCGGCATCGGCCGGCACGCTCACAATCGAAAACTCCGTCATGTCCGACTCTGCAATCCGCGGCGGCTGCTCCCCACGGGCCACGTCTTCCGTGTTCCAGCCAATCGACGCGGCGTTCAGGAACCCCCGTTTCACCTTTTCCTTGATGCGCTGGCTAAAGTCATCGTCGTACCACTCGATTGTCGCGAGCCACCCGTCATCATTGCGCTGCAGCTCTACGGTTTTCGCGATCGGCTCGGCCCCGCGGCGCGGGTCCTGCCCGTGCTGCCAGAGAACGACGGGGTTGTCCCGGTACGCAGACATGTCCAGCCCATCAGCATCAAGAACGAGCCCGTCGCGAGCCACGTCCTCGGTCATAAACTGAATCGTCGTCCGCTCCCCATCGGACGACATCCTCATATTAGCGTCTACGACTGCCCGGTCACTACCAAAGGCGCCGCTTACATGGGGCTGCGTGTCGGGCATGGATCGGTCGGGCTTGTCGATGTCGGCGTCAAACTTGTCGTTGAGAAGCTGGCGTGTCACCCGCTCGATGCCGGTTGAATCGTTGGAGCGTCCGCGAAGGCGTCGGGCGGCGTCCAGGGCGTTGCGGTTGAGGGCGCCGCCCGGCTCGACGACCGGATAGCTTTGCAGCTCGTCGAAGCGGCTTGCCCGTGCCTCGCCCATCAGCGTCATCGCGGCAATCTGCCGCTTGGCATCCGCCGAAAGGTCGCCGGTCGTGCGTAGTCGGACAGGGACGGCGGCTCCCAGTCGGCCTCGCTGGTGCCGTCGTATCGCAGGTCCGATGCCGAGCGGGCGTTTTGCCGGGGCATGTGAGATAGTGGCCGTGCAGAACGCGATTCTACTGCATGTACAGCGCAGTCGGGCGAAAGAGTCTACAAATCGAATGTAGACCGTTACGCTTGACCACGGACAACCGCACGAACTGTCGAAGAGCTGCAGTTGTGGCGATCAGCAAGCACCTGCATGGCTTCCCGCCAGCCGTGCTTCTCACGAAGTGCGGGGTAGGCCTCTCGAATCTGCGCGTTGCGCCGCACCCGCTCGGCCTCCTGTTGGACGCGGCGGCGCTCGCGGTCGGTGGCGCCATCAGGAAGCGTTATCGTCATCGTTGAGCTGCGGTAGGTTCGAAAGGTCCGGCTCTTCGTCCTGCATCTGCTCGAAGGTCTCTTCGTCGGGCACCGGGAGCACGGTGCAGCGGCAGTTGATGATGTTGCAGGGCCGCCCTGTGGGGTCGCCAGGGTGCGCAAGCGCCTCCGTGCTTTGGCCCACCTGGCACGCCACCTCGAAGGGCTCCCCGATCGGCACCGTCTGCCCATCCGCCACCAGGTGCCCGCTGCGGACGTGCACGTCCCGCTGGGAGAGCCACATCCCGCCGAACATCCCGGCGCTCTGCATCGACGTCTGCTGCCCCCGCTCGAACATCGTCGTGGTGGTCGTCGAGGCGATACGGCGGGCCCGCGACTGGTCATCTTCAGTGTCGGCCATGCCGCGCACCTCTGACACCACCATGCCCTGAATGTCTTCGATGCTTTTGTTGTCGGCCACCCCTTTCGCGATCGTCTGCGTGATGCGCTCCCGAGTCGTCTTTGCGATCTTCGGGGCCTTGTCGGCAATGAGGTCGTCGGCCGCCTGAATGACAACTGGGTCGTCAGGATTAAACGGCGTGTCGGCATCGAGGCGCTCCTGGGCCACCTCCCACCCGGCCCGCAGGATGCGCTCGGCGTGCTCTTCAGCAATGTCCTGCATTTCGGAGACTGCCTTCGCGAGCCCGAACACCTGCTCTGCGGTCAGGATCGTCTCCTGCTGCGTCGTGGCCGGCTCGTCCTGCCGGACGGCCTCCTCGCTTTCGGGAAGTCGGAACGTGCCCTCGCGCGCGAAACATCTCCTGCAACGCTTCAAACAGCGGCCCCTCTGCTTCTCGCCTCCGCTCATCTACGGCCTGCCACTCCAGGTCTTTGATGAGCTCCTGCGCCTCGCTGTCGGCGCGGAAGTAGCGGCCGTCCGCGATCCGGCGTGTCGCGGCCCCGAGGGCGCCAGCCCCGAGGCCTACATTTTTGCCCACGCATCGGCATCGGGGTCGTCGTCGGGGAGCGACCGCTCGCCGCTGTTTTGCGTTGCCACCTCCCTGATCATCGACGCCGGCACGACCGACTTGGGGACCAGAGGCTCGTCAGCAAAGTCGGCATCGTACTCGGGGTCCCCTTGCTCGCGGCGGATGTCGTTGAGCGTTTTTCCACCGTTGCGGAGCTGCCGCTGATGGATAAGGCTTTGATCTTTCCGGTCCACGGGCGTGACGTTTGGCGGCACCACGTGAAGCGTGTCGTCGGCTCCAAATGCGCGCCGCAGACTCATCGTCAGCTGGGCGGCCGCTTGGTTCAAGAGTGGCTGAATGGTCATCTTGAGCACGGTTCGCTCAGCCTGCTCCGCTTCGGCCCGGTTGCTGCCCTGGTCGAGCACGGCGCTGTTGATGCCCGTGACCCGAAAGATGACGTCGTGGTCCAGCTCTTGGCTTTCCAGCATCTGGAACGCGTCGGGGTCGATGCCGAGGCTCTCCAGCTCCATCCCGCCGTACATAACGGGCACCCCCTTCACCTCCCCGTTCGGCTGCATGTACTCGTTCTTGAACCGCTGGCCCTGTTCACGCGCCTTGTCGCCTCCAATATTTTGCTCAGTGCTCATGTAGAGCAGAGGCGGACGGCCCTCGCTGTACGTGCGCTGCCGGTACTCGGCCGCCGCCCGGTCGCTGGACACCTCGTAGGCAAGGCTTTCAAGGATCGACATGGTGCCATGCGGCGTGGTAGGGTCGATGCGTTTGAGCTGCACCACGTCCGCCGCGTCCAGGTCCTCACGCTGGCCGTCCGTCTTGCGGTAGACGTACCCGACCGGGCCGCCCTCCCGGTTGATCTTCTCGCGCATCCGACCGAATGACGGGAAAACCTCCAAAAGTGCCTCCGGGGTCCCGAGTCCATCCGTTCGCACGATGTTGGAGCCGCTGCCCTGCACGTCCGTCACCATGCGCAGCCAGTAGTAGAAGACGTACGCACTGCGGTATTCGTTTGGCTGCCGAAGGAGGCGGAGCCACGGGTGCGAGTCTTCCACCGGCTCCAGCCCGTCGCCCGTCTCACGCTTAACCATCAGCCCGCGGTGCTCCCCGCCCGGCGTGCATGACCGAGCAAACAGCTCGGCACGTTTGCGCAGGCACGCCTCTAGCGTGCCCCGCAGTTCGCGGCGAATCTGGTTTTCCGACGGCCGGCCCCGGTCAAAGAGCCCGAGGGCATTGGATAAGGTCACGTCCGTCTGGGGAGCGACGACGTCCCCGTCGGCCCGCTGCGAAGCGCTAAAGTCAAACATAGTGCAGCGTGAGCATGATGATCGTGCCAGTGAGGTAGACGGCCGCGTGCCCAGCATTGTGGTGGCCGACATTCGTGTCGGTGTAGCGCACCCGGACCACCGTGTCGGTAGTTGCAACGATCGGGTACAGGAGCATCCAAAGCAGGACGGTCGTCATGCGATTACAAATCCAGATCCATTTCGAGGCGCGAAAGTGAGCGCTAGGCTGTCGAGCTTATCCGGGCTACGGCCGAGCGCAGAGCGAATTGCGTCCTTACCCATTACCTTGATGCCCTGCTTGTCGTCGCGCTCGTAGGTGAGGACGGTAAGCTCCTCCTCCAAATCGTCATCCGGCGGAAGCATGGCGTCCCCGCTCTCCAGCCACACCCGCACGCACCAGTAGAGGTAGTCTCGTATCCGGAAGCAGTTGGCGTCCACGCGGTCGGACTCGGACGGCTCCGGGGCGCTCTCGCCAAACTGCACGCCCGTCGCGTCACAATTGAGCTGCCGAGGCACCCCATCGCCCACGCCGGTCGTGTGGTCGGGCTCCATTCGGGGCAGCAGCGCGTTCACGTTCTCCGCCCCCTTGCTGCTGTCGACGCCGTTCCAGGTCTGGTCCGGGCCGTAGCGCCGCACGAAGTCCCCCACGCGGTGCGTGAGGCTGTTCACGTCCTCTCCCTCCGAGGCGACGTCGTAGCCGAGTACGCCGCCGGTGGGCGCCTCCCCGTGCTCGCTTACGTACCGACGCCAGCGCTGCTGGGCTTTTGTCACGAGCTCCTCGCTGATCAGCTGGTCGGACCCGGCCGGCGGGTAGACGCCAAGCACCATGTGACACAGGCGGCCGTCGGTGACGATGCGGGTGCCCGGCTCCAAAGGGTCGGTTTCTGTGCCGTCGTCCTTCGTCGCCGTGCAGCCGACCAGGTAGTCTGGTAGCTCAAAGGTGACCTTGCCCGTCGTGTCCTCCCGCTCGCCGGCATCCGTCTCGGCGACCGGGCGGGACCACTCAGCAATGCGCTTGACGACCGTCTCTCGGGTCACGGCGCCGGGGATTACCTGCTCGCCCTCCACGACGTTCTCGTGGTCGAGGGCGGACAGGCGGATTACATTCGCGGCGCCGTCGCGTACCTTCTGGTAGATCGGCCCCCGCTTTTCCCTCGGGTTGAGGAGGCAGAGCAGGCGCGCATCCGACCCGCCGCTCATGCAGGACTCTATGCCGTCGTA